ATGTCAGTATAATCAACCCCACTGACAGTTAATTTCCAATCAGGATTCCAGACTGTCATGGTTATTTCTTAACAGCTGCGCGTGAAAGATATGGATTTGATCTGGCAGCACTTTCGTTTATTGCTTTAGTAACAGCCCTTGCTGCACTTTCACTATCAATTGCCTTCACTGTAATGTTGTTAATGGTTTGACCTGGATTACCTCTAGTAGAAACTGCTCCACCTGGCAAAGTAGGAGTAAATGCTTGGTTTCCCACAGCTGCTAAAGCAACCGCACCAGCACCAACAATACCCAAACCAATTCTCGATGCAGCAGCCGTTGAAACAGCGGCAGCAGCAGAAGCAGTATTTAAGGCCACCATCGCTCCTGTTAAAAGTTTAATCTCTGTTACAAATGCAGCAACCTTACTAGCAACAAATACGGCTGCAATAATTTGACCCAATATGATAAGTTCATCTTTTATGCTAATCACAAATTGAATAGTTGATCTTAATTGCTCACCAAATTCAAATGCGCCTTGAGTGGCTTCAGTTACTCCTGCGCTTACTGAATTTTCGCCAGTTAATCCAGCAGCAAGAGCTTGGACATTTGGAACAACTGTTGCTAATAAAAAGTCAGCAAATTGTTTCATTATAGGTAACAGCGCAGTTCCAATTTGTTCCTTAGTTTCAGAAAATGCTATTTCCAATTGCCTCATCTTGAATTCAGCGTTTGTAGCTTCATTCTCAATAAATCCTTTATAAGTTCCTGTAAGGATTTGCATAATTTCATCATGAGATTTAGTTTTTAAAGTCGCTGCGTCAATACCTAATCCCAGTTTGCCTAAAGCAGCATTTTGCCCATCGAAACTTTTACCTAAAGCATTCGCTACCGCTTCAACTGGCTTACCTGTGGCAACGCTAATTTCTTGAGCTAAAGTCAATAATTGTTGGGCTTTTGTTACATCATTAGTTGAACGAATTAACCTGGCTAACGCTGGCCTTAAAACATCATCTGTGGTAGCTGTTGCAATAGATTGCTTGGTTATGTAAGTATCAATTGCTGCAATCTGTTGTTCAGTTGCTTTGGTATTAGATCTAATTGTTTGCTCTAATTGCTTACGGCTTTTCTCATCCTCCGCTGCTGCTTTTACTGCTGAAATTGCAAATGCTCCTGCTGCTGCGCCAACCGCAGCAAAGGCTAATGCCGCTTTTTTGCCAAATTCTGCAATCTTGTCTGAGTTGTTTTCGACTGCTTTATCAGCTTCGCCTAACTTCTTTTTTAAGTCATCTACATCAGCAAGGATCGATAACTTTAATGTGCGATTACCGGTTGCCATTAGACCCATTCCTTAATAATGCGATCAAAACTTTGTTCCCATTTGTTAATTAATTCAGGCTGAATTCTGCGAAGGGTTGGATAAATGAACCATCCGCGAGATCCACGACCTTGCCGTCCAGAATATGTAGGGAACTGCTTAAATTTATTTGAACCAAACTCAACACCACCCCATAGGGTTTGTGTAGTAGCACCACCTGAAAACTTTTGTCTGGCAAAACCGTAGCGGAACTCACCGATCTTGCTCGATTTAGAGATGCTAACGCCATCCGCGACTCTTTGCGCAACCGCGCCAGCCTTTGTTCGACCTCTAGCTGCTTGCTTAATTTCCTCTGATGCAAAATACGCCAAAGCAGCAGATTGACGGCGTGCTTCATCAGTAGCTTGTTCATCCATAAGTTTGAAAGCCTTATAAATATCGCGCAGGTCTTTTTTATTGTAGGCGATTGTTTCATTTGCCATACCTCTGCTCCAATACTTCTATCGCTGTCAAAATGTCGTCTGAATCAACCCATTCGCTCATTGGTATTTGTGTGGCTATTGCCAACTCAACCAATAATCTGCTTAGGCTTCCTGCTGGATGACTTTTGGGTCTGCATCACCGACAATTACATCGGCAACTGTTTCCATCCATATTTCAAAACCTTTTACTGGCTTTCCTGCTGCTTCTCGCTTATGTGCGTTATAAGCCAAAAACATTAGATCCCACATGCCAAGTTTTTCTTTTGCTTGGCTTATGGTATGACCAGTTGTCTTTTCCCACTTTGCCCACTCAGGCGGTTGGGCTACATAAGTGGCTTGCTCGCCTGAGTTATATTCAATTGTAATTGGTAACTTCATTTTTTGCTCCCGTTTCTATTTCTTAACTAAATGTTTCTGTTACTGCTCCACCTGAAACTGTGAATTCAAAATCAACAGTTTGTGCATCAATTCCTGATCCACCTGCTGTTGGGAACTCTGGCTTTACTGGGAACACAAATTGCGCTCCAGTTGCAGCTGTAAGAGTAATTGAAATATCTGTATCTGGCGCTGTTTCTGCTGCTGTCCATAAGGCTTCACAAACTGAGTTTGCCTTGCCCCAATCAGCCAACATTGATAAAGCAAATGTGCCAGAAATATCGGTTGTCTTGTAAGCAACGCCATCAAGTGTTTGATATGCCTGACGCTCATTAACCTTTGTTAAAACTGCGCTGGTTGCTTGCGCTTCGATGTCTGTTCCACCTGTGAAAGACAACGAAATATCGCGACCAGTGATTACTACTGTTGCCATGATTATTTCTCCTTAGACTGTGCGTGTGTAGTAGGTAGATACTCGAACATCTGCGATAAGCAAAGTCGATGCTCCGACTGTGGTAACTGTTGGTCTTTCGACCGAGCTGACAATATATCCACCAGGAATAACTGCCAGAACGCTGATTATCAATTGCTCGATATTGTCGAGCGATGCAGGATTGCTGTTATAAGCAACTGCAACTGAAATAGTAAAATTAACTTTTGCTCTGATATTGCTTTTGTTAATTGTTTCAAATTCTAAATATGGGCTATCTGGAACAACTACTACTGCTGGAGGAATAACTGTTTCAGGCACAAAAGCATAAACATTTCCTGCAACGCTAGATAGGGCAGTTGCTAAAGGCGTGCGGATCTGTTCAAGGATTGTTTCATTAGGCACTATTGAGCCATGCTTTCAGTATCCATATAACTACCCAATAAACCTACGCATTTATTAAATAATGAACGACCCATTCTGAAAGGTGTAGCTGTAAAATCTACTCCTTCGATTTGTCCTCCACCGGCAAGTCTTGCTTGGAAAACTTCGACTGCAACTGTGTAGACGGCTGATTGAACAGCTGCATTTCCAACATAAGTTGATCCGCCAGATAAGGCAGCAACTCCGGATGGGATGACATTAGCCTCGAGTATATCGGCATTAGTGATCGATTGTGAAAAGGTATATTGTCCAAGATTATCTGCCAGCACAACTCTTGTTCCGTTGTAAGGTGATCCACATCCTGTGATGACGACTGATTGTCCTTCGGTGAATTCATGAATTCCTAGTGTAGTGAAAGTGGCGACATTGTCAGTCAGCGACACTTTTTCGATTGGAGCTTTGAATGTAACTAACATTGGCAGAATAACTGTTTCTGCGGTATCGATAATTTGATTTAGATAAGTGTCATCATAAAGAGAGGAACTTACAGCCAATACAGAACGCAACTGGGTCGCGGTGATAATTGTTGGCATAAATTCCTCTCTTAGACTCCCATTTTTAGCTGCCTACCAGCGGGAGCACCAGTAGGCATGAAGTTAGTTACTTAATTAAGCAACCATGAAGCGGTAAGCACCAGCTCCTACTTTGGTGGCAAGTGCGCCATATCCATAGTAAGAAACCTCAATTTGACCATTTAGGGCAACATTGGTTTGTAGGCGTGTGCGTGCTGACTCATACCATGTGTATGAATCTGGATTGATAAGAATTAGCGAGTTATCGCCAGTTGGAGCAGCTGTTGCTAAGTTGCGAGATACACGCAAGTTTAGGCCAAGCAAGTTTCCACCAAGTGATTGACCACTTAGGTTTCCGCCTTGATTGCTGTTACCAATTAGGTTTTGGTAAATTGGGCGACCATTGTCAGCAAGATTCATAATTGCACCAAATTGCTCTGGTGAAACTAGAATGTTTGTTGCTGTTCCAAGTGTTGATTTGTAGATTGAAACTGATCCATCTGATACGAAATCAAGTAATCCTGAAGCATCAAGTGTGCGGTTTCCGCCATCTGTTCCACCGGCAACTAGGCCAGCGATTACTGCAACATCAGTTGCTTTTAGATATGCGAACTCCATTTGACGAACTAACTCGTCAAAAAATGCTGGTGATGAACGATCTAACAATTCAACTGAGAAAGTTTGTGCTCCAGCATATTTCTTAACTGAAACTGAAAGAAACTCATTTGTCATTCCTGTTTCATCAATTGCAGCAGCTTCAGCTTCCTCACCAACAGTTGGAACAACTGTGATTTTAGGAATTTCAAATGTCATTCCTGCATCTGGTAGAACGCCACGAGAAACAGAATCTACTGCTGGGCGATCTGCGTTTGATAATGGATTGATGATTTCTGTCAATTGACGAGTTGGAACTAATCCAGCGTTGTTTGATGTTGTGTCATCTGCTGCACGAACATATAACTTGCTTTCATCATTTCCTAGTGCAGCACGAACTGAGTGCTCTAAGTATGTTGCTTTATTTACGATTGGTGAGCGTGGCTTTGTGTAAGCAACTGGTTGATTTGCTTGAACGGCCACAGGCTCAGACTTTGCAGCTTCTACCGCTTCGGTGGCGATAGGAGCTTCTGATGTTATATCAGACACTTTGTCCTCCTGTGTTGTTGTATCCTCAGCGGTTGCTTCGGAATTCTCTGTTGGTGTTTCTGTTGCTGCTACATCGGCAACTCTTGCGCTATCAATTGCAGGATCGGTTACTAAACTAACCTCGATTAACTTTGCTGCACTTATTGACATAACGCCATTTTTGTTTTCCCAATCATCAACCATAACTCCAACGCTAAATCCATCGCGTAGGCCTTCGGCTGCTTCTAATAAAGAGTCATCGCCAGCGATTGTTCCGGCAATCTTAAATGTCGCTTCGATACCAGCATCATCAGCTGTAATATCCATTAACTTACCAATTGGTCGTGTGCGGTCATGCTCTAGTAACAACTTAACTGGCTTTGAAAAATCAATTGATCCCTTTTCAAATACTGTTGCTCCGGCTGATGTATTTCCGCGCTCGCCCCAAGTAACAATTGTTCCTGAAATTGTGCGCTTGCGATTATCGGCTGCGGTTAGTGTTATTGGGAAATTAATCTTCATCGGATTAAGTCCTCCTCCTCTTGGATTTGCTCAACGCTCATCGCGCCAATGCGGTTTAGGATTTCATAAACTTGCGCACGCTCTAA